GGGATGTCGGTCGAAGAAGAAGCAATGCAAATTGCTGTTGCTCGCGAGACAATGCGAAAACAGGATATGCAATTGCAGAGCATGATAAAGATGCGCTACGGCATGGATGTGTACAAGCAAATGATGGACTTGCGGATTAAGTTACAAAAAGAAAGATTAAAAGAAGAAGAAGATTTGCGAAAAGCAAAGATGAAATTTCACAATGATTTGTGGTTTGCAACCAGTGGAATTATTGTTGTGTTAATTTTCTTTTTATTTCTGTGGAACATAATGACTTACACGGGGAAAAAATGAGTGAGGATAAAACAAACGATATATTGAGCAAAGTTTTATCCTATGTGGATAGCCCGTTCAAACTGTTTGCCATATTGCTCATGGCCGTATTTACCTTTGCAGGGTATTTTGTCTGGCAGAACCAGTCGTTCCTATTTGAAGCGTATAAAGAGAATAAGAAACTGCCAACAATCGTTGAAGACCGAGCCGAGGATGTCGCGGCCCATCTGTTTAAGAATTCGGATGCAGCAATTGTTGCCATTTTCAAAGTCAACCCTTTATTTGGCACAAGGGTGCTGTTTCGAGCATATACTCGTGAAGGCAGAGACAGAACCCATGAAGGTTTAGATGTTGGCCTTTTTACTCAGAGTTCTGCCAACAACCGTGATGTGGTTGCATTGATGGCCAATGAAATACCCTGTAGCGAATACACCGTAGCACAAAGTGAAATTGGGCTTTGGTACATTGAAAAAGGCGTAACCTTTGGATGCCGAGTTAGTGTGCCGCCAGAGCAAGGGCGCTTTGTTGGGCAAATCACCGTTGGTTGGGAAAAAGAGCCAAAGGATTTACACAAAGCAATGGGTATGTTACAAATTGCAAGTACGATGCTAGCGAGGGCAAAACAATGATTGGACTTGATGCACTTTTATCGGTTGGTGGAAAACTTATAGACAAGTTAATACCGGACCCAGAAGCCAAAGCCAAGGCGCAACTTGAACTGTCAAAGATGGCGCAAGATGGCGAGTTGGCAAAAATGGCCAATGACACGAAGTTATTTGAAATAGAGCAAACAGCCGTTACAGACCGCTGGACAGCAGACATGGGGTCTGACTCTTGGCTGTCTAAAAATATTCGCCCTATGGCCCTTATAGCCATCTTTGTGGCCTATTTTGTGTTCACCATGATGTCTGCCTTTGGACATAACGCGCAAGAATCCTATGTTCAATTGCTTGGCCAGTGGGGTCAGATTATTTTCTTGGCTTACTTTGGTGGCCGTACAGTTGAAAAACTGGCAGACATGAAGGGTAAAAAATGACAGAACACTTCACGCTAGAAGAACTTACACACACCGACCACAGAACCTTGGATAACACCCCAAATGAAACTGAACTTGCAAACATTCAAAGATTGGCTGAATTCCTTGAGGCAGTCAAAACCGTTCTTGGTGGTAAACCAATTATGGTTAACAGTGCGTTCAGGTCTAAAGCGGTAAATGACGCGGTAGGCAGCAAAGACACATCACAGCACCGGATTGGTTGTGCGGCTGATATTCGAGTGCCAGGCATGACCCCAGACCAAGTTGTCAGGGCTATCATCGCGTCTGACCTACCTTACGACCAAGTAATTCGGGAATTCGACCGCTGGACGCACGTAAGCATTACCAATCAATCGGGTGGAACGCCACGCAAACAAGCGTTAATTATTGACAAACAAGGAACTAGGCTATTCGCGTAAGTGCCGCGGTGGTCAGATCTAGCAATTCGTGTTCGCTGATGCCGTAGTGTTTTTCAAATCCTTTGTGGCCAAGCCCATGAACGCCTTTGTTACCTCGGTGATGCTCTTGGCATAAACCAATAACAGGGGCGTTGTCTCGTTTACCGCCAAATCTGCGGATGTGGTGGATTTCACAAGGCGTTTGTCCAAAGGCAAGATATCGGCACAAAATGCACCCAAGTGATGCAACTTGTTCATAGTGTTTCTTTGTAATATTTTTCATCAAATGGATAAAGTTCAGATTGAGCAACAGAGTAAAATTCACCCCGACCAACATTTCTTAGGTTATCAGGATGAAGAAGCCTTGCTCGCCCAATCCATCCGACAAGCCGAATATGAGATGCGTGAATTTCTGTTAAGACAAAAATTGCGGCTGGCTTGGCGACAGAACCTCGCACAGCATTGAGATTACCGCCTACGGTTGTTGTGCTTTTAACCTCCAGTGGCCTGCCATCTCTCAAGGTTAAATCGGCGCCAAACTTTCTAAAATTACAATTGAAATCAAAGTTTAGATTAAGTGTTTTGGCCACAGCATATTCAGTAATAACCCCATCAACACACATTTGAACAGGGTCTTTGCTGGTGTCTTGTCTGCCTTCAGAAACATTTTGTGCTGTTATTTTGTGGCGCATTTGGCCAATAAACTGGCAAATCTCATATTCTGTTTTTGTTAAATAGATATTGATGTATCTTTTATTGTGGTTCATAAAACGACCACTTCTTTGGCTTTGCTCTGGATGCGTTGACGGGTTTTGATAATCATTTTTTCGTACTGGCTGCGGGGGATGCTTCGCCTTTGCAAATCGTGGTAACCGAAAACTTCGCGCAAAGCATTTATTCCCGTTCCTGATAGTCCCATCCGCATAGTGCTTTGATAACGCAATGCGGCTTGTTCTAGGGCCTCTTGTGCGGCTTTGCAATAGGGCAAGGCTTCTGGCCCGATGCCTTCTATTGCCATGACCTCACAAATGTTCATCATGTCGGTCAATTCTTGCCAATCCTGAAGTGTTCCTAGACCCCTTGTCATTGCATCGAGCGAGGCCAGTTCAGTCATTCGCAGTTTATCCAATATATGTTCTTGGGTAATGCCAGCGCCAGTAATGGCATGATGGATAACATCCAAAAGTTTCCAATGCTTGCGTTTAGTCTGCTTTTTCATTTCATTAAACCCCGAACAAATTGGGCAAATGACTGAGCCGTATCACCAAATGGCTTCATTTTTTCAAATTCTTTGGCCACTTCTTCTAGCGTTTTATTGCGTACTGGACAATTACGGCCTTGATTGCAATCGTATGTACAACAATCCATTCCACTAGATTTAAGTTTGTTTTCGCGCTCAATACGTTCAAATTCAAAATCTTCATCTGATTTCATAATTTCACCTGTAAAGAAATTGGGACATAAATGCAGGCTCTGTCTTTGGAATTTTTGACGTTTACAAAGTACTGAGCATTAGCAACCTGATAGCGTTTGCAGTTTTCGCATTTGGCATCAGGTCTGTTTGGCAGACAAGCAACAATTTTTCCCATCATGTTGTTGCCCTTCCTTCTGCGCGGTTGGAAGACTCTAAACTGCGCCAGACAGCGATTTTGGCCTCTGCCGCTACCATGAGCCATCTAAGGCGTTCAGACTCTGCTACAGCCGTTTCTAGGGCTTTTAAATGGGCTTTGTATTCAGGGTGGGAATAGGCAAAGGTTTCTTTGGCTGATTCTGTCTTTTCGCTACTGGCTGCCATGAGCATGGCTTTAATTGTTTTGCGGTATTCGGTCATATAGACCACGTTGGCCTTGGCTTGGGCGTAGCCAGGCGCGTTGTCGCGAATGAAATCAAGTGCTTTAAATGGTGAAATATCTTCCATTTCACAACTCCTGAATGGTTACGCGGTAGGCTTTGCCCTGCATATCCACAATGTCAATGGTTTTGACAGTAGAGTTAAATACGCCATCAAGGTCAAGGTCCAGTTTGATGCGACCCACCTTGTCAAGCAGGTTTTCTTGGTCAAACTGCATTAGTGACTTTTGAACAATGTTTGCAATGTAATCGCAGTATGAGAGTTTGAATGATTGCTTCATCATGTTTTCCTTGAGTATTGAGATTTAAGTTCTGCTAATTTTGCCAATGCTTCGGCTTTTACTTTATCGGCTTGCATTTGCTCATGCAAAGTTGGCTTCCTTTCAAGTCTTGGTAATGGTTTAACGGGGATTTCAGGACCTGCGTTGCACAGATTCCTAAACTTAATTGCGCTAGGAATAAACTCGCCATCCAGTTTGGCAATGGCAAAATCCATGCTTGGTCGGTAAGTCAGGAATTTGCCCAATTGGTTTTTCCATTCTTGTCGAACAAACTCTGGGTCAAGACCATCAAAATGTCGGTTAAATGGCGCACCAAAGATGGCCATCATTCGGCCAAAAATGTAATCAAGCCCTTGGTCTGCTGTGCAAAAATTATTCTCCAAGTAATTTGACATTGCTGCCTCCTCCAATAAGACCCCGTGTTAACCCTGAAATAACTCGCTGATTCATCTGGCCAGTTTTGCTTAACTTATCTTCTTTATTGACCCAATCGGCTCTAAATGTTTGCCAATTGCGAACAACAATTTCATTTAAAGCATTATCCAAAGTCCAACCCGCAATTTTTGCTTGTTCTTTAATTGACTTCATTACTCGTTCAGTAATTTGAGCCTTTCTTGCTTTTCTTTGTTTAACAAAAGAATTCCAAACTTCTAAAGAAACGCCTTCTGGCGGTTCTGTATCTCTCTCTTTCTTTGTCTCTCCCTCTGTCTCTGTCTCTGTCTCTGGGATAGCACTTTGCTTGCGTTCTGCTAGCACTCCGCTAACAACAATAAAAAAATCATTATCAATCAATGGCTTAACGCCATCTTCGTATTCTTTTTTTGTTAAATGAAGTCTAAAAACCAATTCATCTAATGAACCATCAAAAATTCCATCTTTTGATTCACTTGCAAGTAACCAAAGCATTGGTGCTATCGCTTTGCTAGCAATAGGCAAGCGCATAAAAACTCTGTCATTTAACAGGTCGCGATGAAGTTTTATCCAAGGAGGACAGCGGTCTTTGTAATGTTGAAAGACCGCCCAATTTTTAGGCTGTAAAAGCATAATTTTTCCACTTTAAAGCCCACTTAGAACACAAAGAAACTGCGGCAGGGGAAAGTGGGAACCCTTTTCGGCAGGGTAATTACTCCCTGCCTAGCCGTGTTTCAACAATCAATTCTGACTGCTTAAACGCATCATAAAACACAAACCTATTATTTTGCAAGTACTTCTAAAATTATTTCTGCTGCGCCCCATTTAACCACTTGTTCACGGGTAACAATTAAAACGTCTATTTGGCCATCATCTACAAATACTCCAGACTGGCACAAGGCATCAAGGGTTGACTTAACCACATTGTCAATATCCCTAACCCTGCGGTCTGGCGGGTAAAGTTTGATTGTGACTGCCAAACGAGCCGTACTCAACGATTGATGGCCAGAGCGCACAAAGGCCACCATAACCATATCTTTAAAAACTTTAGCCCTAGAAGTCAAAAACCGTCTAGACCCTTTAAAGCCCCAATATGTGTTCACACTAGGTGGAAAAGGTATCGTTAAATTTATTTTATTTTGTGTCATACATTGCCCAAAGTGTGTATAATACTTTCAGCACAATCGGTGCTATGTTCAAAAAAGGGAGTAAGTATGAGTAGAGTATATGACCAATGGCTAGACAGCCACAAACACGATTCAGACGAGTTCATGCACGAATTCGAGACGCGCACAGACCGCTATCTACAAACTGAATGGAATCCCAAAGACTACGAAAGATTCATGGATGCGTTATTTGACGCAGACCTTGAGGCGCGTAAAAAGGATTTAACTGAGGCCATTGCCAATGATGATGCCAAATGGCTCGGTCAAATCATTTTGCATTTAGTTTATGACTATTGCGAAGACAGGGCAAAACAGTTAGCAAAACAAGACATGGTGAAATTATGAAAACATTTAATGAATTACGAACAATCAATGTTGGCAAAAACATTGAGAAAAAAGGCAACCTGTCATACTTGTCATGGACATGGGCAGTAGATACATTGCTTCAAGAAGACCCAACAGCGCATTGGGAATTTCACGAGCCTAAAGCCTTTGGAGACACTTTGATGGTGTTTTGCACTGTTCACGCGGTAGGCAAATCAATGACGATGCACCTGCCAGTTATGGACAACCGCAACAACGCAGTTAAAAACCCTGATGCGCGTAAAGTATCAGATGCCATGATGCGATGCCTGGCTAAGTGCATTGCTTGTTTTGGAATCGGCTTGTACATTTATGCAGGCGAAGATGTGCCAAAAGAGGCGCAAGAAGAAGAACTGGACCAAATGTCAATGACAGATGCAATCATGGCATCACCAGACCTTGAGCAATTGCGTGAGGTTTATTTTGCAACTGTCAAACAAGCCAAAGGCAATCAAGACTTGCTGACCTTGTTAGAAGCGGCCAAAGATGCACGAAAAATGCAATTGACGGGGGCCGCATGATTCAGCCCTACATCAACATTGAGCAAGGCTCAGACGAATGGAAACTGGCTAGGCTTGGCCATGTAACAGCCAGCAACATTGCCGAAGTAATGAGCAAAGGCAAAGGAACGGCAGAGGCGGTCGGTCGCTACAAGTACAAAGTCAGAATTGTTGCCGAGCGTTTAACAGGCACAGCAGGCGAATCCTACACAAACCCTGCTATGCAATGGGGCATTGAGCAAGAGCAATTTGCCTGCATTGAATACGAAGCCGCCACCAATCAATTTGTAGACAAAACAGGCTTTTGGCTGCACCCAAACATTCAATGGCTTGGCGTATCGCCTGACAGACTGGTTGGCCAAGAGGGACTCATTGAAGTTAAGTGTCCAAATACGACAACGCACTTGGATTACCTGTTTGAAAACAAAGTGCCATCAGAGTATTACAAACAAATCCAATGCCAACTGTGGGTAACTGGTCGCCAATGGTGTGACTTCGTTTCCTACGACCCCAGACTGCCCAAACGCAATCAATTACTGATTGTTAGGACAGAACGCGATGAAAAACTCATTGCGGAAATGAAGACAGAAACCGAGAAATTCTTGGCCGAAGTCACTAATCTAATCATCAAACTCGGAGAGTAAATCATGG